ATTATATAAAGAGCAAGGAGTTCCACAGGCTGTAAATATTAGAAGGTTGTATTTTGGAGGTCAAAAGTCAGTTAGCGGTGTTCGATTGTATTACAATGATTATGCTAGTAATGTAGCTATATCTACCTATCCCTTTTGTGGACACGTTGATGACCCAGCTAATCCAACATTAGATTTAAACTTTGGAATACCCGATGTTATTTATTGGAATTTACCAACCCAATCGTATACAGATAATAACCGATTTAATGAACGCTGGTCGGAGTTTATCTACCAAATAACGGATAGAGATTCTAAAATAGTGATAATGAAAGTCTATTTAGATGCCGTTGATATTGCATCGTTTAGTTTCCGTTACCCTGTTTGGATTGAAGGGACTAAATACTTTGTTAATGCGATTAAGGACTACGACCCGCAGAATCCAAGCACTTGCACGGTTGAATTGTTAAAACTAGCCCCACAAGTATCATTCACTCCTAATAATAGTTCTAGCATTAATTCTCAAAACAGCATCAATCAATCTAATAATATAGGTGGCGGTAGTGGATATAATAATCAGAACTACGGAGGCGGTGCTATAATTGGAGGTGATAATAATTACATAGGAGCGGGAGGCTCAACGTCAGGTAATGGCTAAAACAGTTTTAATAGGGTGTAAAAATGTAAAAGTACCCGCATCGGTTGACATTCAGTTAATCGGTGTGGAGAATCAGAATTATGACGAATCTCATTCAGGGAAAACATATATCCGTGAAAGTCTTGTCGTTTCAGATAGCGAGGTAACTTGTAGCGTACCAACTACAATAGCGGTTCAACCACGCTCAATAACAACAAGCACAACAACCGTGACCTCTGACCCAAACACTGTTGTTTATTTCTGTGACACATCGTCTAACAATATAACTCTAACCATTTACGCAACAAGTAAACATATAGTGGTTATTAAAACATCTAGCAACAACCTGTTAACTGTAAACCCTGACACTGGGGATATAGATGGGAGTCCAACTTTAGATGTAACATATTTATCGCCAAAGGATATATATTTCGATGGCACTAACTTTTGGTCAAAATAATGGCAAAGAAAGAAGAAATAGTATTTGATGCAAAGATTGATACATCGGGGAACGGTGCTAAATCGCTGTCGCAATTAAAAAAAGAGTTCAAAGAATTAAACTTAGAACTTGAAAAAACAAAAGTAGGTACTGCCGAATATTCTAAAACGCTACAAAAATTAGGGGCGGTTAAGGATGAGATGGGGGACTTGCGAGACACCATTAACGCACTCAACCCAGAGGGTAAGATAGGCGCATTTAGTAATGTGGCTCAAAAATTAGCAGGAGGTTTTCAGGCTGCTTCGGGTGCTGCTGCATTATTCGGCAAGTCAGGCGAGGACGTTCAAAAGATACTTTTAAGAGTTCAGGCAGCTACCGCATTTGCCGAAGGCATTAAAAGTCTATCCGGATTAACTGACGGCTTTAAGATACTAGGTCAAGTTATTAAGGCTAATCCTATTTTATTAATTGCATCGGTTCTTATCGCTATTGGTGTGGCTGCCTACGCTTTAAAAGATAAGATTGCGTTTCTTGGTAAGGCGTTTGAGTTGGCTGGTAAAGCAATTAGTTATGTAGTCCAACTGGGCAAGGATTTATTAGACCAAACAGGGCTAACTAGCTTTGCAATGGATGACCTTGCCGACAAAATGGATAAGTATTCTAAGGCAGCAATGCAGGGGGCTGAACTTCGACAAAAGGCATTCGCTAGAGAGATTGAATTATTAAAAGCACAAGGGAAGGAAACGTATGAATTAGAACGTCAAGCATTAAAAAGCAGATTAAGTGCCGATGCTTCACGGATGGATAGCCTAAGTAAACAAAGGGCTATCGGTAAGAAGTTTAGTGATGAGGAACAAAAGGAATACGATGAGTTGGTACAGAAAGTTCTCGATACCAATACCCAAATACTTTCTTTAGATGCTAGTCACCGCATTGAATTACAAAAGAGACGGGACGAAGAAATAGCGAGAGAAATTGCTGAACGTAAAAAGCGTGAAGAACGTGAAAAGGCTGCTAATGAAAAAGAGGCTGCTAGACTGGCTAAGTTATTAGAAGATAGACGGGCAGAAGAAGATAGACTAGCAAAAGAAAAAGAGGATAGAGAAGAAGAGGAACGGAAACGTCAGGAGAAGCTAGATAATGACATGACCAATGCTTTAAAGCATAGGTTAGAAGTTGAAGCGGAGTATGAAAAGCAATTTGCAGAAGAATCTAAAAAACTAGAAGAAGAAAAGCAAAAGGCTAAGATTCAAATCCAAGACCAATCGTTAAACACAGCAAAGGCGTTGTCGGACGTATTCTTCACCTATCAACTCAACGGGGCTAAGAAAGGAAGTGAAGAAGAAATCAAGATTAGAAAAAAACAGTTTGAGGTTGACAAGGCTTTCAGTATAGCACGTGCAACGATTGACGGTATTCGTTCGGTTCAGGCTGCTTTAACTGTCCCACCTCCTGCTGGTCAGATACTAGCGGGATTAAACGCTGCTTTGGCTGCTGCAAATATAGCTAAGATTGCATCAACTCAATTCGATGGTGGCGGTGCTACTGGTGGAAGCCCTAGTATTAGTGCGGGGTCGGGCGGTGGTTCTACCCCTCAAATAAACGCTTCTGCACCAAGTTATCAAAGTTTAACCAACCTTAATTCACAAGGTGGTGTTACTGGAAGGGAAACGGTAGTTAAAGCGGAAGTGGTAGAAACACAAGCGACATCAACACAGAAAAGGGTTGCCCGTCTAAAAAAACAGGCTTCTTTTCCTTAATGAAGTATTAACAATTGATTGATATATATTACCATGAGTACATTACCTCTATATAAACTCGAAATAAATGACAACGATGAAACGGGAGTAACTGCCGTAGCTTTTGTAGACAAACCCGCTATCGAAGTTGATTGGGTTGCATTTAATAATCACAAGCCGTTTAAGTTTGAAGTAACTAATAATGAAAAGCGAATTGTATCAGGTGCTTTAATGTTAGCCGACACCCCTATTTATCGTAGGGATGAAGTAAAAGGCGAGTTCAATGTAGTATTTGAAAAGCCAACAATTGAAAAGATAGTTGAGAAATATCACCGTAATTCTTTTGAAAAGAACGTTAACCCTATGCACGAATCAATGTTAGTGCTTCCTAATATATTCATGCGCTCAGATTTTATTATTAATAGAGAACGTGGAATAATGCCTCCTATTGGGTTTGAGCATATTCCCGATGGTTCTTGGTTTGGTGAGTTCAAAGTAGAAAACGATGAGGTATGGAATGACTTTATTAAAACTGGATTATTCAAGGGTTTTTCAGTAGAAGGTTTTTTTAATCAAGTGCCAGCGCAAATGACCGAAGAAGAAAAGCTAATGGCTCAATTGATGGACATTCTTAATTCGGTTTTGTAACATTTTAGGCATTCAGATATATACTATCATAAAAGCATCTCATGACTTTACAAGAAAGAATTAAACAAACTTTTTCTGCCGAACAACTCGGTAAGTTAAAGACTGCGTTTGATGCGTTGACTAATCCTGCACCCGCTCCAGCACCAGCACCCGCTCCAGTAGCGTTAGGTGGTGAGTCTAATTTAATGGATGGCACAGTGATTAAGTACGACACACCAACATTAGCGGTAGGCTCTACTGTTACGGTAGTAACTCCAGATGGAGAAATTCCAGCACCACAAGGCGAACATGAATTAAAGGACGGAAGTAAAATGGTTGTTACTGTTACCGATGGCGTTGCTAAGGTTTCAGAATATACACCAGCTACTCCTGCGCCTCCTGCTCCTAATGCAATGGAACAAGCTATTGCTGGATTGACAAATCAATTCGCTGCTCATGTTGAAAAAGCAGAAGCAGACAAAAAAGAATTAGAAGTTAAACTAAGTGCCGTTAGTGCTGAATTAGCAAAAGCTAATACCCTTTTAAAAGAATTAGTACCGACTGTACTTGCTTTCGCTTCTATCCCAACTGGTGAACCAATCGAACCAGTAAAACCAACTAAGAAAAACGGATTGGACAAATTTTTAACAAGAAAAAACTAAAATAAAATGGCATACGACGTATCTGGTCTAACCAACTACACAAAGGAAAACGGCACTGAATTAATCTTTGCAACCGTTAGTGAAGGTCAAACCCTTTCGCTTATTCCAAACATTCAAACTGGCATTAAGTCAGCGGAGAAAATCCAACTGTTAAACATTAGCGGTGTTTGGCAAGCCGACACTTCATGTGGTTTTAACGCATCTGGAACAACTACTATCACTAACCGTACTATCACAGTAGGTAAGATTAAGGTTGACCTTGAATGGTGCGAAAAAGACCTTGAAGCAAAAGCTACGCAACAAAAGCTACGTGCTGGTTCTAAATATGAATCATTAGCATTTGAAAGCGAGTTTGTTGCTAAATTACAAAACAACGATAAGGTTTACGTTGAACAAGCAATTTGGAACGGTAGCACAGGTTCATCTGATGCTTACTTGAACAAGTTTGACGGTTTCCGTACTATTATCGGTGCTGCATCAGGTGTAATCGCTTGTAGCTCATCAGGTGTTACCGCTTGGTCGGAAACAAATGCACGTACCGTATCTAAATCATTAGGTGCTGCCGTAGCTGCTTCTGCAAGTTGGATGCTTACTAAGCCTGACGTGGTAGCATTTATCGGTACTGCTGAATTGGTAGCCCTTCGTCAAAAATACATTACAGATAATATGTACCACATCATGGGTACTGAAAACACTCTGTATGTAGAAGGAACTACTATTCCTTACGTAGGAGTAGATGGTTTGTCAGGTAAGAAGGAAATCTACATCATGGAAAAAGAAAATATGTATGTAGGTACTGACTTGGAAAACGAAGAAGAAAAATACGAGTTCTGGTTCTCACAAGATGACCGTGTAATTCGTTACAATAAGTCTTGGAAAATGGGCGTACAAATCGCATTCCCTGACCGTATCGTAAAATACATTTCTGCATAATTAACGGGGGAGTAAAATCCCCCTTTTTAAACTTTATATCAATATGGCTTGTGCAATATATCAAGGCTATTCTAACGATTGCAGGGACAATCAAGGCGGGATAAAAAAGGTTTACATTGCTAATTTAGACAATGTTACTGTTACCTCTGCTTCTGGTTCTATTAGCGCAATCACGATGGCTGGTTCAAGTAAGTTCTACACTTACGAGCAAGAAATGAACGTGGCAAATGCTGTTGAGGTTATCACTGGCAATCGTCAAAACGGAACATTATTTGTTGACCAAACGGTTAACATTATGCTTCATAAGAAACAAGCTAGTTTAGCGTATCAAATAATGGCTATCGCACAAACAAATGTTGTGATAGTAATTGAACAGGCTAACGGTAAATTCTTCATGTATGGTCAAAGTAATGGACTTGCTTTAGACCCATCAAACGCCCCAACTGGAACGGCAATGGGTGACCGTAACGGATATGAACTTGTCTTTAAAGGACAGGAAACTATTCTGGCTAACGAAATCCCTTCGGCTACTTGGTCAACGTTTGCAGCATCTTATGTAGTGTAATTTGGTTTCTCATAGGTAGAGAGGCGGGGCTAATTGTCCCGCTTTTCTTTTTTGTACCACTATGGACTAATTGATATATACTACTATATGCTAATCTTTGCATCGGGAGAAAATACTGTTGAGGTAACTATTGACGAGAAAATCACGTTAACTAATCCTGACATTATTTTTGTATTCCAAAACGACACCACTTTTAATAAAGTAGGTTGTTTGGTTGGTAATGACCTATCGCAATATCCCGAACATGGAAATATCTTTCTAATAAACAACACCACTAATCCCGACCCTGAAAGTGCAGAAATTGAATTGCAAATGGGAAAAGGGAAGTATTGGGTATATGAAATTGCGGATGCAAGTGATTTTGATTTTGAAAACATTGATACTACTGGATTGACTGAATTAGAGAACGGAAAGTATGACTATCCGTTAACTGTAAGTTCAATTCCAACATATAAAACAGTAGTATCGGAAGCAAGTATTTACAATGGCTAACAACGTTGAGATAGTAGGTAATTTAGTATCGGTTCAATTCGCTACACAAGTGACTCCGTATTTTATCGAAAAGAAGAATAAGGGTTATATTTTATTTGGGGCGGACAACAACTATCCTGCCTTTGTATTATCGCTTTATAAAGACCATCCCGAACACGGTGCAATAGTTAAGGCTAAGTCAAAGTATCTATTCGGTAAAGGATTAAGAGTAAATAATGAAGGCAGTACGGCAGATTTGGCTAAGGCTGCCAACTTCCTATATAACGCTAATCGCTTCAATGATTGGAATTTCATCTATGAGCGTACTTGTAAATCATTTGAGTTATTTAATGGGTTTGCATGGCAAATAGTTTGGAATGCTGGCGGAACTGGTTTTGAAGTATTCCCGCTTTTGTTTTCTAAAGTCCGTAAAGGCAAAGAAAAAGGAGTTTATTACTATTGTGACGCTTGGACTAAAGAAGATGGAACTGCCAATACAATGCCTGAAAAGCACCCTTCGTTTAGGGAATACAAGGCGTTTAATCCAAGCATAAAAACAGGTACACAGATTTATTACTACGCTGAATTTGATGAGGCAGCCGAAGTACATGGTGAAACATACCCACTGCCTGAATATTCACAAGCGAACATTAATATTGCCACCGACATAGCTATTAGTGAGTTCCAACACGCTTTAGCCACACAAGGCTTCACCGCACAAGGGATGCTGTCGCTATTCAACGGGCAGCCTACTGAAGAAGGTAAAAAGAAGTTAGAGAAGTTATTTAACGATAAGTTTACAGGGGCTAGAAAAGCGGGGCGAATTATATTCAATTTCGTTGACCCTGACACAAACGCAAAGGGGGCGGAATATCTTAATTTAGCAACAAGCGACCTTGATAAACAGTTTGAGTTAATCTCTAAAACCAACCAACAAAAGATTATCACTGGACATCAGGTAACTAATAAGCAGTTATTTGGCATTAGTTCAGAAGGTGCTTTGTCGGACAGAACTACCTTAGATATTAGTTTCAGGCAGTTACAAAATACTTATACTATACCACGTCAAAATAAGATACTTGACGAAATTAAGTACTTAGCGAGTGTGGTTAAAGTTAATCTTGAAGGATTAGAAGTTGACCAACTTACACCGATTGACGTTGATTTCTTAGACCCTAATGTAGCTAAGTATTTAACAGAGGATGAAATACGTTCTAAATTAGGATTAAAACCTAAGTCTGAAACCGCACAAACTCAACCAGTACAACAAGCGCAAGTTAACGAGCATTTGAAGAATTTAACTGGCAGACAATGGCAGGGCATTAACCGAATTAAGCGTAACTATCAAAGCGGTAAAATTAGCCGACCAGAGGCTGAAATGATGCTGAAAAACGGATTTGGCTTAGGCAGTGAGGACATTGGAATTATGCTTGGCTTTAGTTCTGACGTTGACCCTATATTATCAAAGTTTGAGGCATTGGCTGAAGATGACAATGAGGACGAAATAGTTAGCGAGGAATTTGTAGAGTTCAAAGGAAATGCAGCTAATAGTTATGAGTTTTCAGTTCATCAGTCTTTTATTAGTGCTAATGAAATTCAAAACAAAGCACTAAGCATTTTACAAGGCGAACCAACCGCAAGTGAAAACAAGATAGCCAAACAGTTAGATTTAGACGTAGAGGACGTAACCGATGCGATAAATGAATTGACTAAAAAAGGATTAATCACTAAAACCAATATCGGTATTCAAGTTACAGAAGAAGGAATTGATAAAAAGGTTAAACCCGTTGATATTGAAGTTTACACTGTTTACAAATATGTGACACGGGAGGGTATACCTGATGCAAAACAAACACGACCATTTTGCGAAAAGATGTTAGCCTTATCTAATGGTGGTAAGATTTGGACACGTGAAAAAATAGATTCAATCTCTAATGAATTTAAACAGGATGCTTGGATTTATAGAGGTGGATGGTACACTAATCCTAAAAGCGGAGAAACTACTCCTTATTGTAGGCATATTTGGAAAGCAGTCACTAAAACAAGAGTTAAAAAGTAATGGCAGATTTTATTACATATTCAGCCGACTATATAAAACAGTATTCGATTATTAATGATAATGCGGATGCTAAACTAATCACTCCAACTATTCGACTGGTTCAAGAAAAGTATATTAAACCATTACTAGGTACTGATTTATTCAACGAGATTAAAGGCGAGATTATAGCTGGTTCTGTTAGTGCCGACAATCAAACATTGTTAGATGACTACTTAATGAATGTGGTCGTTAATTACACTTTATTAGAGTGTACCCCTATTTTTAAATATAGGTACATGAATAGAGGAATAGCTGTTAACAATGCTGAAAATTCAACCAGTGCCGATTTAAATGAGATTAAGTTCATGATGGACAAGTGGAGAAACGATGCGGAGTTCTTTGCAGAGCGCACCACAAAGTTCATCAAGCGTGTAAACTCAAAAGAACCGACTAAATACACTAACTACTTTAATAACATGGATTGTGACGATATTAAGCCGAACAGGACTAATTACAGTACGTCTATTTATTTGGGTGATGCTGGGTTAACCGACAAACAAGAAAACGATATTAGAATAGGTAAATACTAATGAAAGTTCACAAGAAAAACTTTGAGTTATTGCAGAAGTTTTTAAAGCAACAGAATGAAGTCATTAAGCCAAATAGTAGCAAAACTAAAGGAGATACAGGAAAGTCACCCAAGACTAAATAGCTTCTACTTTGGACAGCTATATAATTTAGGGATGTCGGACACTCCGATTTATCCTTTAATGGCTGGGACTTTATTAAACAACTCTTTAAGCGGTAACCAATTTACTACAAACATTGCGCTTGTATTTGCTGACTTAGTAAATAAAGGCGAGGAAAACAAATTAGATGTTTTAAGCGATACGCAACGGACTGCTTTAGATGTTTATGCTTTATTTGCTGAATGGTGTAGGGATGAACAGATAGAGATAGTTCAAGAGGCTACGCTAGATGACTTTGAGGATAGATTTAACGATGAGGTAAGTGGTTTTGTAATGGAGTTCGGGTTTACTCAATTCTTTGATAAAAACACTTGTTGGGCAACCGAAGAAATAGAATACCTATTATTAGAAACTGGGGACTTCATGTTATTAGAAAGCGGAGATAAAATTTATTTATAATGGCAGATTCAAAAATATCACAATTAACGGAGTTAACAACAGTTGACAAGGACAATGACTTGTTAGCGATTGTTGATACTTCGGCAACTGAAACAAAAAAGGTTTTACCAAAGAACCTACCAGTTAGCGATGCGACACAAACGGCATTAGATGCTAAACAGGCAACATTAGTTAGCGGGACTACTATTAAAACAGTTAACAGCACTTCTTTATTAGGAAGCGGAAATGTAGCCGTTCAAGAAACTTTGGTTAGCGGGACTAACATTAAGACTATCAACGGAACAAGCGTTTTAGGTGCTGGAGATTTAACCATATCAACATCTATTAGCGATGGGGATAAAGGGGATATAACCGTTTCATCTAGCGGGACAGTTTGGACTATTGGTGACGGTGTGGTTACTGACAATATGTTAACTACTGGAATTAATGCTAATAAAATAGATGGCGGTCAGATTAGTAACACGGAATTTGGCTATTTGAATGGAGTTACTTCCGCTATTCAAACTCAAATAGACAGCAAGGTAACTGCAAACGCTGGAATAACTGGCGCAACTAAAACTAAAATCACTTATGATTCTAAAGGTTTAGTAACGGCTGGTGAAGATATTGCAGCAAGTGATTTGCCTACTGGAATTGATGCAGCTAAAATCGGAAACGGCTCGGTAAACAATACGGAGTTTCAGTATTTGGATGGAGTTACAAGTTCAATCCAAACACAATTAACAGACAACGCTACTAACATAAGTACGGCAACAACAGAGGCTAAAAAAGAATACTTTGTTATTGCTTGTTCGGATGAAACAACTGCTTTAACAACTGGAACTGCAAAGGCTACATTTAGGATTCCATTTGCTGGTACTTTAACGGCTGTTCGTGCTTCGGTAACTACCGCACAGGGTTCGGGGTCTATCTTAACCGTTGACATTAATAAAAACGGGACTACTGTTTTATCTACTAAACTAACGATTGATAATTCAGAAAAGACAAGCACAACTGCTGCAACCGCCCCCGTTATTAGCGTTAGTTCGATAGCTGACGATGACGAATTTACTATTGATATTGACCAAGTAGGAAGTTCACCAACTGGATTGAAAGTAACTTTAATTGTGGCACGTACATGATTATTATTAATCCTTATAGATTTGCGTCAGCCCTTTCAACTTTATTAACTGGGCTAACTGCTTCTTATTCATTAGATGGGAATGCGACAAAAAACGTTGGTACTAATAATGGAACGGCAACAAACGTCACTTACACTACTGGTAAATTTGGTCAATGCGCTGTCTTTAACGGAACTGGAAGTATTAAAATAGCTGATTCTAGTGATTGGAATTTTGCTGCTTCTGATTTTGCGATAAGCCTGTGGTTAAAGAGGGGTACTATTGGGTCAAGGCAAATTTTTTGCGGACAAATAGGCTCTAGTGGCACTAATAACACGGTTAATGTATTTGTAGAGTTTCAATCCAATGACACGATTCGGGCTGTTTTTGCGTCAGGAACAACACTTTATACAACGCTAGCATCAACTAATACAATAGCCGAAACAACTACATGGCACAATGTTATTGTTCAAAGGAACGGTTCTAACTTTTATATTATAGTTGATGGCACACAATGGGCAACTGCAAATTTAGGCTCAATAACGCTTAATGATAGTACCGCTAGTTTTTCACTAGGTGCGCCTGGCGATTTAGCTGCGTTCTACTTTAACGGCTACGTTGATGAAGCAAATATATGGAACGGTAGATATTTAACCTCTACTGAAATTACAGAACTACAAACAAAGTATTATCCGTTTACATAATGTATTACAAAATATCAAAAACAATCGCAGAACTATTGGGGGAATTTTCTCATAACGGGATAAACTTTTCTCCTTTCGTTCGTGAACAAGCGGATGGCACTTTCTTAGTAGCTTCTGAAATGGTCGAGGAATTAAAGGACACCGAAGAATTTAAAATGATTAATTGGGAGGAATTAGAAACTACTTACACCTTCAACGATAAATTACCTGACAACTTTAATCTATAAATAAAATGACAGCACAAGACATCAAGAATGCGATTGACCAAACGGTTAACGACTTTCTAACAAACAACGGACTAGCAGTTAATGAAGAGTTAATTGCAGCCGTAAACACTAGCTTGACCGATGCTATTGCGGACACATTAGACACGGTTAATCCTACTCACAATTACCCACCAGTATTGAAGTAATGAAAAAGTATCTACTCTTAGCTTCCATTGTCTTGTTTTCTTTTGGGTACATGGTATCAGACGTAATGTTTGACGTATCTACTCCCGAAGGGTTAATGAGTGCATGGAAGTTAAGAATGATACTAATTTCGTTTTACACCTTGCTTTTGTACGTTTCAAACATAGCCTCATTTAAGTTCTACGAGGTTAAGCAGATTAGCGTTATTAGCGTGGTTTCAATAGGAATTGTTACCCTAGACATTATTCATAAATTATTAGACATAAATTCTTTTAGCTGGACTGACTTGGTATTCATAGCCATTACATCAATCGGTTCACTTCTTTACTACTACCCCGAAATAAGAGCAAAACTATGGCAGAAAACAAAGAAATGAAGACATTAAAAGAGGAATTATCCGATTTAAGACTAGCGGTTCACGCAACTAATAAGAGCGTGGATAGGTTGGTTTTTATTCTTAACAACGATGAAGGGACGGGTAGAATGGGGCTAGTATCAGAAGTTAGAAATCTTGACAAGGACGTTAAGGAGGTAAAAAAAAAATGGATGACTATATCAAGTCACGAGAGATTGCAGATGCCTTCGCTAAGGGCAAAATCGCAGCGTATGGCTTGGTTGGCGGGGTTGCTTGGTCTATCATTACATTAATTGTTAGTTACATTATTAAAAAGTTTGCATGAGTAAATTAATTGAAATAGCTGAAAAGGAAATCGGCGTAAGTGAACAACCACCACAATCTAATAAAGTAAAGTATAATACTTGGTTCTATGGTAAAGAAGTGTCGGGTAGTGCTTATGCTTGGTGTGGTGCTTTTGTGTCTTGGGTGTATGCTCAAGCGGGTATGCCATTAGGGACTATCGATTATTTAAAAGGCTTTGCAGGGTGTCCTTATGCAGTTAAGAATGTAGCAAAGTGGGGTAAAATAGTTACCGCTCCAGAAGCGGGTGATGTGGTGTTTTTTGATTGGGATAAGAACGGGAGGCATGACCACACTGGAATATTTGAAAAGGACTTAGGAGGCGGTTTTTTTAGTTCCATTGAAGGAAATACTGCAATAGGAAATGATAGCAATGGAGGCTCTGTAATGAGGCGTAAAAGGTCTTATTCTATGGCTATTTTTGTTAGGCCAAATGTAAAGAAATGAAACAACTTTGGAGTAAATTAATAGGGACTTTTGATAATTCAAAGGATGGGTTTTCAGCCCGTAAAATGTCTGCTTTCGCTGGGGTTATTTCGGCTATTGTAGTAACCTTTTATAAAATACCTACTATATACCAATTAGAGGCATTATATGCTTGGCTAGTGTTTGCTTTAGCTTGTCTTGGTATTGTAACGGCAGAGCAAGTTATTAAGTTTAAAAACGGTAATTCGGAGGTTAAAGAGGGGCAGTAATGTAAGGTGCAATATTTCGCTTACTTATAACACGAGCTAAGAAGTAAGTTTTTAAAAGCCTACGCACTTTTTGACGCTAAATATCCCATTACTTGTTCTTTTGCCTTATCTTCACTTACGGATAATAATGTCATTGTAAATAATATCAATTTATCCTCATAAAGAGCGTTTATTTCTTTAATTACATTTTTTGTTTCAAGAGGGCAAGAAACATCGTGCTTGTCCATGATTAAAGATATTTCTTCGGCGATTCCGTATTTCATTTTTTTATAATTTTAATTTTAGTGATTCCTTCTTTTTTAAGACTTGTAATTGCGTTTTTCATTTCTTGTTCAGAGTAAGTTATAATTTTATATTTATCCCAAAAAACGTAATAACAAATCCTTTTTTCACTAGGTCTTTTGATGCCAAAAATTCCCTTATCAAATTTGTTTATCATGCCTTCACTATTTTTAAAAACCTACTCTTAGCCCGAAAACGTTACCGCCAATTAAAGCGGACGTGATATATCGCATTTCCATCGCCAAAATCCTTGCATATCATCAAACAAAATATCTATATTTAAACTATTCCAATTCAAATAAAGTAGCAATTCTTTAATGTCTTTAGTTTTTGGTTCAACATCACTTGTTCCTTCTGCTACCATCAAATCTGGTGTTTGGTCTCTAATTTCTGTATTTTCTCTTGTAACTGTCATTTTTGTGTCCATATTCGTGTTTTTTTTGTAAATTTACAAAATGCGTTTAATAATCCCAATACTTTTTTTAATTTCTTCTTGTTCCTGCAACTACCATCTTAAACGTGCAGAGGCTAAATGTGGCACGAGAAAGATAGTTGATACCCTATTAGTCCGTGATACCCTATTAATCAATTCCGTTCAATTAGACACGCTATTTAAGCCAATACAAGGTGATACTGTGTATTTGACCAAAGATAGGCTTAAAATCAAATATGTTAAATTGGCTGGGGATAGTGTTTTCATTACTGGCAAATGTGATAGTATTATCTCTATTCGTGAAGTAAAAGTACCATGCACCACCACTATTCTCGAACCAACGGTTAGCAAATGGCACATAGCACTTTATATCTTGATAGCTTTATTAGTAGGTTATTTAGTTAGGTGGGTTAAATCTTTACTTTCTTAATCAACAATTCAATAACCTGTGTCCTGCTTTTATTAGGGTATTTCTTTTTACGCTTTTCATCGAATTTCTCAATGTCTTTAATAAAAAATGCAAAGTTATATATCTTTCGTCCGTCTGCTCTTTTTCCCATAAATCAATCTAATTTTTTACTGATACTAACAAAAAACTCGCCTCTCCGTTCATCTGTTAATTTATATACACACGTAGGCATATTGTCTATTCTAATCATCTTAACAAAATGACATTCGCCAGTTATACAAAAAGCCTCTTTTAGAAACTCTTCCATTTTTGGTTTATTTTTCTCAATCCCCATATTCTTTACCAATTAGTGTAGTACTTACCTTCTTTCTCTGTTAGGGTGTATTTTTTGGAAATGTCATACCAATTTAGGTCTGGCATAATAAACATTGATAGCATTGGTTCAACTCTATCTGACATTTTTTTAATTAACCGATAATCTGAAATTTTATTCAATCTCCTTACTTCCTCCCTAATCTCATCAGGTAGAGCGTTAATGTAGTCGCCTATTGTTTTTACTTCTGTCATGGGTTAAATATGGCTTTTCTTACTTAACACTTTCATCGAATTTAGTAAATTCAATAACGTTGAATTTCCTTTCAACTAAATACTCTACCGATGAAATAGAACCGATTGTTGTATCTTTAAGATTTGAAGCAATAACGACAGCGGTTGGTCTTTCTAAAAACTTGTCACTAAATTTAGTGTACACGGCGTTTTTTCCTAGTGCTCTTTTTATTCTATGAAACCCGTCCTTGCTTACTATTAACACGGCGGTTCTGTTTGGGTTGGTGTATGGTTTTTTCATCCTACTTCTTATTAATGGTTTGTTTTATTGGTTTGCTATTTAAAAAGTCCACATACTCTTTAGCGTAATCTTCTAATCCTATGGGAAATAATACAACTTCCTTTCCTTTAGAATCTAATACAGCCCGATTATGCTTTCTTCCTAATCTAAATGGCGGGGTAAATATTTGGTCTGACATGGTTAATGTTTTGGTGTGTAAGGCGTAAGGTTGAGTTTGTAAATGGGTTAGAGGTTATTGCTAAAACCACTTTTCAATAAAGCCGTCATACATTTTTCGTTCAGCTTCTGTCGCTTTTGCCATTTCCTTTTCTACGCATTGTAATATAGTTGCGACAAATGCACCGCTTTCAGGATAACCTTTGTCTTTAAGCGACTTTCGCCATAAAGCTGATGCTAATGACATTAAGTGTCCATACCCAATTTGTTCTCCAATTTCTTTAACGGCTTTTACTTCTGATTTTAAGTTTGTAATTTCTTGTTCTGAATACATTTGTTAAATTTTATGTTTCGTTTATTTCAATCTTCACTTCCCTTGCTTAACAACTTCTCTTAACTGTTCTACTGTAATCCCTGACTTATTAGCTACTTCTTCAATGGTGGGGAGAGGTTTTTTAGAGATTGAAATCCACTGAAAAACATTAAATACATCCCCATTAACAAAATATTCATTATGATGTTCAGCAACACACAAATAAGGCTTCGATAATCTTTCGTCATATCTGTAAAATATACGTTTACCTGATTGGGTTTCCACTTCCTCCCCCTCTGTAAAAGTACCACAAGGAGTGACATATACTGGCTTGGTTGGCTTTTCTTCTTGCTTCACTGGTTCGGGTTGATTAACTCCTTCTCTTTTCCGTAATTCGTAAAGTTTTTCGAGAACTTCGGTAGGGTTGTTTTGGTAGGCTTCTACTGAAACGGCATATTTCCAATGTGCGCCAGTAAAATATCCGCCATCTTTAATTCCTCCAAAACTTGTAAATCCAGAAACTCCATCTTTAACATCATCCTCGAAATCAATAAAACCAGTTTTATCGCTTCTGTAAATATCCTCCCCAATCTCCAAAGGATAGCCCAATGAATCTCTGTATTGTGGTTCACTTTCAAAGCGTTCAGGGTAGCGGGTGAAAAATGGAGTGAATTTCTTAATAGATAATGTTTCACTCCAAAAATCCTCTCCCTCGATTGCTTCACACCAATCAAATCCACCTCGATGGATATCGTGCATCCTACCCTTCTCAAACACCTCCACATCCCATTTACCATTCTGCTCATACTGCCTTTGTAGCATCTTTGAAATTACCTCACGGGGGATTCCTACTAAATCTCCTTTGGGTTCGTACTTCTTTGCAAAGTCAACTATTTGACTTATTACTTCGGGGGTTAATTCGTGTTTCATTGTTTATTAGTTTTAACTGCTTTACTTCCTTTACCTATCCCTCTAAAAAAAGACTTTTCAAGCACATCTCTAGGCTCGGGTACTATCGTAACCCATTTACCATCTCTTTTTACCTTGTAAGGTGGTGGTTGATACTTGCCCATTATTCCCCAAATTGAAATTCATACATCTCCTGAACCCGTTTCCATTGACTAGCTGTTAACCTATCGGTATAATCAACCCCATCCACTTTAACACCTATTACGGTTACTAAAGAAGGAATGTTCTCGGTCATATAGCCGTCACCTTTCTGCCCTTCATCCGTTTCGGTTTCATACTCCCAGTTAAGCGAATTTCTTAACAATTCAAACTCATCGTCCGTAAGTGATAGAGATACTTGCTGTTTTAAGTCCTCGATAGCGTTATTAAAGGCTTCCTCAAATTCCTCACGGGTACAAGATGCTCCTCTTTCCTCTGCTGCTTCTTGTGCCGTAAAATGGTGATACCTATGTATTCCATAATACCTCCCGTAATTAGTTACGCTAACACATCCGTTTTTAACGTTCATGTAATAAACGACCGATTTAGATTTAATGTACTTTTCCATTGTCGTGTTTTTTTTAAGATTTTTCTTATTGTTTATTGAAATTTACAAATAACCAAACTATTAACGTAATCAAAGACCATACAAATAATAATAGTATAACTATCTTTTTGTCGTAATTGATATAGTCTTTAAAAGACCTTACAGTCGTGTTGTTCGAAAGTTCAGTCCATCTAAGTATATTAATAAAGATGAACAATGTTATCGAAAGTGCTATCATTTTATTCCAAATGGCTTTAATGCTTGTTCAAAAATAGGATGTAAATTAGAAGCAGAGGCTTTCGCCTCCAACTTCTTCTTCTTGTCTAAGAACTTTGACCAAAGTTTCAATAGAGTTTTGTTGTCCTCTCCAAACTCTGCATCAAGTTTTCTAAGTTCATCAATTGCATATTCAATGTCTGCAATGTCTGTACAGTTGCTCACTTTCAAGTAAGGGTTGCTCTTAATTTTTTCAGCTAGTTTCATTGTCGTGTTTTTTTGTTGGTGTAAAGATACTACCTCAATCCCGAATCTGCAAATTTATTTTGTTAAATTTCCGTAACTATCTGAAAACCAAATGGAATAATTTAATAAAGTGTTTTTTTAATGCTACGTAATCTCACTCCGAAAAACTTAAACGCTATCACTCAAGGTTAATAGTTTGTCAAATTGTTCTTTAGGCTCAAATATATCTTGAGGCATATTTCGCATTAAGTTCCAACGGGTATTTAGCAATGTGTTTTTAAAACACAATTCCCCCGTTTTTAAATTCTTTCTACCTTGTAAAATGTATTTGTTGCCACTAAAATCATAAATCAATATCGGCAACCATTTTGTAAATTTTCTTTTGAAAAACATATTTGTATTTTTTAATCGTTAATAAATCAAAGGTCTTCACCCTGCTCAATTAGCTGTTTGAATAGGTAAATAACATGATGCTTTTTAATGCAGTTAACCCTAGATTGGCTGTGTAGCATCCTATCCGCATAGGTATTGAAGTCTGAAATATCGCTTTGTTTCTTGAATCCCGCCTGAATGTAGGAATTAAAATCTTCGATTGCCTCCTTGTCAACCCTTGCTTTATCCGCTGAATCGGTTATTAAAGTCTTACCTACCTTGCCGTTACGCTCTACCTCAATCCCGTATCTTTCTAATAAATAGTCGTAATAGAGTGCAAATGGTGGTTTTAGGTTTAGATACACTTTACCGTTCTTCATGTCGTTATACGTGTTATGGCACGAGGCAATCAATTCGGCTCTTATTTGCTCATCCGATGGTTTTTTAGCGACAAACTTTTCTTCTTCTGCTTTTCGTAGTGCTTCTGTCCTTGCTGTATCGTCCAATCCTTTTTTAATCCAAAACATGACGTTTGGGTAATTAATTACGCACATTTGGTTCTTATACGTTCCGTATTCATTCGCTAATCCTTTTCTCATAAAAATACGAAATTCGGCTATTGTCATGTGTCCGTATCTTGGAGTAGTGTTAAAATCCTGCATTAAAGCCTCTGCAATCGCTTCAAATACTTCCTGATTAGTTGAAGTGCCATTAAGTAACATTGCCTCGCCTAAACACGCTGCAATCGCTTTTTTACGGTCTTTAAATTCAATATCCCTAATCTTGGGTTGCATCTTGGCAATTACCCATTCATTTTGTGCCTGTGTTGTTAATCCTGTTTCCATGTTTTTTTAAATTGAATCGTTATCTACTTTAGCAATGAAGTTAGCCAGTACCGACATTGTTTTGTCGCCTGACGTTTGTTTAGGTGGCTGTATAACAGTTGGTTTATTAGAATAGGAATTATTAATCACAAAACTTTTCCATCCCGAAGCTATTGTTTTTTTAATAGCCTTAATCGCTTCTTCTTCGGGAATTTCAGAAATTTCATTCAAAGATAGCTGTAAAGCGTTAATTGATTTTGTTCGCCAACTTTTTTCTTTTATTAAAAGATTCCATACTGCCATAAACTCATCTGAATTGAAAGGAAAAACCAAAGGAGAATTTTTTAAATTTTTGCCCTTGTCTTTATCTTTATCCATATCCTTGTCTTTATCTTTATCCTTGTCTTTATCCTTAGCTCCGTAAACGGGGCTTACAAGGGGCTTATTTTTATGGTCAATGTTATACTTTTTTAATAAAGACAAAACAGAATTGTGTACTCTGTTTTCTGGATTAAGTTCACCATACTGAAAATCTATGAAGTCGTAAATAAACCATTTAGTCCCATTATCGAAACTTAAAACCCTATCCCCGAAACTTTCTAAGGCTATTTCGATTTTTAGTTTTTCACCGATTTTAATTTCGGCAATTTCAATATCAACATCCCATATTCCAGCATGGTTACATTCATCTAAAATGTAAAGCCAAAGGAGTTTGTAAGGGGCTTTCAAAGACCTTAAAAAAGGTTTCTTCCATTTGTCTGTGTCTGAAAATCTTTTAGCCATAACTATGCGTTTTTAATCATTGACAAAGCAGAAAGGAAAAATTCCTTAGCTTCTTGACTGGATAAAATTATTTCAATTTCATTCTCCTCAAACGGAGTTATCTTTATTAAGATAGATTTAGGTGTACAAATTTCCGCAGAAATCGTATACTCATTCCTATCACATAGATAGGTTGCAGTTTTTGTTTTTGCCATATATGTAGTTTTTGTTTTGTTTAAAAGAAAAGCGAAAAGGGGAGGAAACACTACTAACCCCCACACAAAGAAATGTGTAGTTACCCCTTAACGCTTTAATAAATTTATCCATGTTGTAGTGTTTTGGATTTGTATGCAAATGTACTAAATTAATTACTCAATGTCAAGAAAAAAGTAAGGGGGCTGGTAAACACGACTAAACCACCTTATACAGAATAAGGCTGCCCCCTCTAATATTATTTATTGCCGTGTTGGTTGCAAAGATAGGGATTAATTATTAAACAAACACATTATTAAAATCTTTCTCTTTAATCTTAGCCTTATACATTCGGGTTATCTCAAAAAGTTCCTCACGGGTGTACTTGTACTGCCTTGTTTCGTTTGATAATCGCTCCAATTCCTTTACATTATCTTCGCCTATCTTCTTTACTAATCCCTCTCTATAATTAGCCTCATTGCCTCCTAAATCAAAATTACAAGGTCTTGAACATTGCTTGTTGCAATTGTAAGGGTGAAAGATTACACCTGAATATAGTTCTGCTTTTTTATAGTGTCCACCATCCCATTTAAACGCATGGACTTTACCGCATGAAATACAAGGTTCTTTCTCATCCCGAAGTCGTACCCATTTTTGAAATATTGCCTTAGCTACTTTCTCGAGGTCTGAAAGTTTGACTAAGTTGGCTTTCATTTTTCTAACTTTTTCATCTATTGCCTTTTGTTCAAGTTCGGCTGTTTTCTTAATAAATGACTTAGGAGGATTTTTACGGACTAATTCCAAAGCACAAGAAGGGCTGCATACCTTTTGAGTAGTTGAGTGAGTGGGCGCAAAAGGTTTCTCACAAACGGGGCATATTTTAGGCTTTACTTTCTTCAAGATTATAGGCTATTTTTATTAGGTGTAAAAAAGTGTATTCAATTATCTCGTTTCCTTTTAGCTCTATATGAATAACCTTGTCATCAATAGGAAAAGTAAAATAGATATTCAATTTTGCTTGTATCCGTTCAGAGTACATGTTCAAGATACGCCTTGCTTCTTCTGCTGTCATGGTATTTGGTTTTTTAATAATTCATTTTTAGCGCATACTGGTAACAACTTACCCCGTAATGGTCAACCTTTTTAGAAGTCTTTTCTAGTCTAGCTAGTTTAAAATTCTTTTCTTTAGTAAGGTCTGTTAACGCCCGTTTAAGTGAGCATTCATTCATATTAGGGAAGTACTGTTTAACCTCAAACCAAGCCATCGGACGTTTTACTAATCTAAATAGCTGGTATATCTTTTCTTCTTGACTAACACTTAAATCATTTAATCTTTGAAGTGTCTTAGGGTCTAAATCTGTCGTGTTGTAGTGTGGCATTATTCTAAAGTATTACGGTATTGTTCAATGATAGTTTCTAACTCTGACTTGTACCATGTTTCAAAATCTAAAGGTATTCCCTGTTGCTCATGCACCCGATACAATACAGCCCTTAATCGCTGTGACTGGCTTTTAGCCTTCTTGCCTCCTTTTAATTCGGTGCTATCAACCAACTCTTCTTCAATCGGACTTATATTAGAATCTGAAATAAGGCACTTTACAAACTTGTTGCGTAGTTGGAACAACTGTCCACCAGTAGAAGGGTCAAGTTCCTGAGTAACGAATGCAACCTTAACGCTGCCATCATTACGGGTACTTAACCCCTCTAATACGCCTGATAGGACTATCTTCATGTCTTAACCGCAATAGTTGATTTGCCTTCAACACGGATAGCCTTTTCAATTTCCTGCCCTGTTTCGGGGTCAATCCCTCCACCCGCTTTAGCAATGGTTTCGATATACTTTACTTTGTCTTTAGCTGTCAAGTAAGCATTGATATGGCTAAGGTCATAAGTTGCTGGTGCATTTCTTTTTTCAATTACCGCACCGAATGCTTTAAATGACTTTTCAGTCCACTTGTCGGTTTCCGTTATAGCTAATGGTTGAACTTTTGCCATAACCTCTTTTAGAGTGTTTTCTATGGCTTTTAATTCAACGTATGCTTCTAATGGGTTAACGTTTCCTTGTTCAACCCCGTCCTGAATATCTAATAATCGTGCCTTAATCATGCTTGTGCGTGTTTAATGATTTCTTCTAATTCAGCCTTTAGTGTTTTGGATAGCTTGTATTTCTTTTCAATGTCAGAAATCCCATAGCTGCCCGATTTAATAGCACTAACTACCTTGTCCCACTGTTCGGTTGTTTTAGTTTGTGTCTTGTCGGTAAACTTATTCAGCCATGCTTTATCGGACGTGTCTTGTGCTGGTTTAGCTGGAGGTGTTCCTACATTTCCCGAAGCATTGTTTCCGTCATCATCCTCATCAATTTCTAAAGCCAACAGGCTTGAAAGTGTGTACCTACGATAGTAAGTAATTGCACTGCCTATTTGTTGAGCGTTTAGGTTTGTAGGTAATGGAATACCCGATGTTACCTGTTCTCCCGTGTCAGAGCATTTTATAACAGTCATCACTTCACCGTTAATAATCGGTTGTGATAAAAGCAAATTTTGCTCATTTAACAATGGCTTGACGTGCGCTAAGATATTAGGCAACGTGGCATACGTACTGGCTTTCCCATCAGGTTTTTTAAAGAAAGCGTTTTGCCCATCCTTTTTAATCTTCTCGATTACTGCCTGAATGGTGAGCAGTTTTTTTGTGATTTTTTCCATAATCGTGTTTTTAGATATTGCAAATTTAATAAAGTTTTTTCACTCCGTCTAATAAATATAGCGGTATAAAGTGAGATTTCTTGTATTTACCAGCTAACTGGCTGTCATCCAATATTATTAAAATACCATTGCGGTTGTTCTCAACATAGGCACTTATATACTGGCAGTCGAAGTTCTTTTGATAGAAGTGGATAAATGCGTTAATTCGGTCACCTTTTTGAATACCAAACATTCTGTAAATGTCTGCTTCGGCTTCTTTAATTCTAGCTTCACCGTTATATGATATGCTATCCAATAGCTTTCTAGTGTTGTTAAACATTCCTTCTCGAGCAACGTCTATTTGTCTACCTATTCGGGTTCGTTCCCCGTGCGTTGTAGCCTGACTGTATTGTACGGCTAATTCGTATATTATTCGGTCTGTAATCATATTAAAGTTTTTAGGCTAAATCTTTATTAGCAGGTTTTCTTATTAAAGTTTAGTTGGTTAAGGTTAAATAGTTAAGCGAAGTATTCGCATATAAATGAGTTAGCGGTCAGTTTGCCTATTGTGTTCTTCATCATAATGCTCATACAAACTTAGCTTATCACCGAACACCTTACCACATACTTTACATTCGAAAACCGAACCGCTAACTTCGGATTCTCTTTCTAATAAAGCCTTTTGTAGGTCTAGTTCTTTAGTAAGGCTTTCAACTTCTCTTTGAAGTTTCTCTATTTGTCTTTGCGAATACTCGCATGATTTACAGGTGGTCATACTAATTCAAGTTAATTGGTTACTGGCGGTTCAGGTATCGGCATCCAATGAGTAACAATTAAATCTTTTACTTTTTCAAAATCATTTACAGTCCATTCTTTAGTGTCTTTCCAATAAGTTCCAATAAGCACATGACTGTCTAATATCGGTTGTTCGGGAGTATAAACAAGCACAAGTTTTCCTGATGTTGGCTTTCTTTTTTTTGCGTTAATCCAATTCATACTAATTCAGGTATTTCTATTTGTAATTCACTTTCTAACTTCTCTACTACGCTTTCTGTCTGCTCTTTGAAGTAATCTTCGAGGGGGTATAAAAGTCCTTCGTGATAAGAAGTAAGTTTGCCGCATTCATCAATCTCGTACCCGTAAATATCCCACGAACAAGCGTGAATTGTACACCTACTTTTAAGCGTAACAATCTCACCGTTTTTAGGTCTTATCAATGATGTTTTACCTGTTCTTTTATCAGTTGGTAGTATTCCTTTGTCATCAAAAACAACCTTCTGTCCTGCTTTAAAGTTTTTCATTTGTTATCTTAATTAAGGATTAATACTTGTTCTTTCTCTACCTCCGCTACTTTAGTGAAGGTCATTAACGGGGCGTTTAATTCTTGGGCGGGGCGGAGGTTTATACAAAACGACTCTCTGTAAGGCGTTGTAACGGTGCATAATTTACCGCAATCACCGCATATAATATTTTGTCCCAAAAGTTCACGCACAGGTCTACCTAAAGCAGAAACCCCTTCATATCCACGAATTGAAGCAACCCAACTATTACTGCATCCGCAGTCGGGCTTATAACAATCATCTACAATCAAAATTGTGTCTTTTGGTAAATGGTTTCGTTTCCCCACATAATACACCCTATCTCCCGACAGGAATGGTTTAATGTTCACTTTTTCCATTTCTAACAATATCAAAAATAAAGTTACCTAAAAAGCAAATAACAGCCAACACAATGAATGACACAAATAGGTGATTAATTACCCATATAAAGGCTTGTTTTAAGAAAGCACCTGTTAGTACGTGTCCTAACATTACTACGCCTATAATCGAAATACAGGCGAAAATTACCGCTAATAAAGCGTGATGTGAGATTGGTTTTTTCATGTCGTGTTTTTTTAGATTATTGGTTAATTCTGCTTTTAACTTCTGCCAAAGTAACAAAGTACTCACACTCGATAGGATTATCATTTGCATCCCATTCAATTCTATTACCTTCTGAATCTATTGGGTAAAGTGTCCATAGTTTAATAGTCCTATCGTAAAAGTATGCGAATCCGTTTTTAGTGTGAAGTTTCATGTCGTGTTTTTTTGATAGTGTAAAGATACACATACTTTATTAAATTGGTTATGTGGTTTTTACGGAAAATGCTATAAATTTATATAACTAGCTGAAAATCAATAGCAGAATTTTAATAAACGGGGATAAAAAAGCCCCAATGAAGGGGCTGTAATTAGGTTAATTGGTTGCTAAAATGGTAAATCCGCATCGGGTCTACAATCAGTAACTTTAAACTCAACAATCTCAAATGATTTCAGAGTACACAATACCCATGCTTTTTTCCCAAATTGCTTCGATAGCCTTTTAGCTTCTTGTTCCGCTAATTCTAAAGTAGCGTGTCTGTAAACTGGCATCCTTTCATTTTCAAGGTAAACCATGAAGAAATGTTGTGTATTCATATTAATTGATTCTTGTTACTGTAATTTCGGTTTTATCCTCGTTAAGCGAAGTCTTGATTTTAAAACCCTCAATCTTTTTAGCCACGTTCTTGCCGCTGACACAGAGTGATGATTGAAAAGTTAATGGATTACCAGTAACGGCAAATGTTTTAGTTCCTCCTACTTCTAGCGTATGTAGGTCTAGCTTTCTTTTTGTTTTCTTTGTTTCCATATATGTTTTATTGTTTTTTAGATTCTAAAGTTTTCATGTATTCATGGTATTGACGTGCGTATTCTTCTGCTGCAAAATGGTAGGCTGCTTTAGTTTCGCCGTAATAATCTATCTTTTCTTGTAGTATTTTAAAGTAATCTGGCTGCATTCTATTTCTTAAAGGTTAATTATTAAAAATCTTTAAAGGTATGTAAGGCGTATATGTTCGCTTATAAATTAGTTAGTGGTCATTTTTGGCTTAGAAACATCTCGTATAATTCTTTAGTGGTTGCTTGACCAGAATATGTTTCATTAACCCATCGGTATTTTATTACTCCGTTAAATGATACAGGATTAAATTGCCAATCATATAATTCAATCCATTCGTGAAACTCGTCAGCCAAAACCGAACCGCTAACATCGGCTTGGCGTAATTCTTCAAGTATCTCACGAAACCTAATCATGTAATCGTGGTTTTCGTGTTCATTATGCACCCACTTCATTCTTTCGTACACCCATTCCAAATGTTTAATGTCTTTGTCTTTCATACATAAATCCGTTTAAATTATTAAAAACATCAGTCAGGACAGGATTCGAACCTGCAAACCACAGAGCTAAGGTTTTATACCAGCATTTCTGCTTACGGGCGACTTCGTGGTGCTTCCGCCAATCTACTGCCGTATTCCAATTCCGCCACCTGACCAATGCTTTTGCACAGGGATTAGGACTCGAACCTAAAGTTACTGGATTTGGAGTCCAGCGTATTACCAATTATACTACCCCTGCGTATTTTAAAGAACTTCGACAAAACTAATAAACTTTTTTAGAAATAGCAAATATTTTTTAGTTGGTTATTAGAAAACAATTTCGCAACTTTGTAAAAAACCGATGAAAAAAATAATCTTACTACTATTTTTAGTTTCTTGTAAAAAGGAAACAGTAGAACCAACTCCCGAACCAGAACCAATCCCTGTAAAGGACTACAAGGTATTGACTATTAAAGATGCTTCCTACTATTGCACTATTGAACTAAGCAATAAGAAGTGGGGCAGTGATTCAATAATTACGGTTAACCCTATTACAACGGCTAACTATACCCGAAGCACTAAGTTTAAATACGCCACAATATCAATGGTTCATCCCAATGGGGGTAAGATTTACTACTCCATTCTTGTTGATGGCAATTTAATAAAAACTATTCAAGGGGCTATTAAATCAAGTGTTGATACTTTATCTTTGTGATTATTGAAACACGGCAGATAATAGAAGAATTAGCAAAGCAGCCCAAGTATAAATCTATTTGTATTAAGATAGCGGTACGGCAGGACTTAGCGGATGACCTTTATCAGGAGTTCTTTTTATCGCTGTTAAACATTAAAGATGACCGATTGACATTAGCCTATGAAGGGAAGTATTTAGAAGTCTTTTGTTATGGGATAATTCATAATATTTGGTCTATGCGTGGTAGGTGTAAGAAGTATGAGAACGGTTCTACATCACCATTATACAATGCAACGGACAACATTTACAACTTAGATATGTTCGAGGACATAGAAGTGTTAGACCATTTAGACCCGCATACCGCATTAGAATTATTAGAGGAAGCCGACATATCAAAAGAGGACATTATTAAACAAGTGGAGAAGGATAAAACAAGCACGGATAGAACAACAATGTTTAGGGCGCACGTTTTTTACCAGTCAATGTTCAATTTTAAAAATCCACGCAAATTTGCCGAAGTATCAAATATCCCTTATAGAGTAGTCCTACATTCATTTAACGAATACAAATCACACCTTAATAAACAATTATGCAAGTCTTAATAATAGCAGCGTTTGGCGCATGGTTTGCCAACATATCGGGTATTCCTCAAATGGTTTCTCAGTTCCTTTTTTTAATGGGTAAATTCAAACAACTTACTCCCGAATTTAAAAGACCATACCGATTAAAACCGTTCGATTGCGAAATGTGCTTAACCTTTTGGCTTTACCTATTTACTCACTTTGAACAACCTATCATTAATAATCTATTCATGTCGGGGGTATGTTCATTGATTGCCATGCTAATAACCAAGTTATACAATAAAATATGAGCCTACAAACCGATTTAGAACCTTACAGACAGCTAATTGAATTAGTCCACAACGATGCTTATGTCCCACAGTCACGAAGCAATGATGCTTTAGCAATTGCACAAATATTAAACAGTCACGGACATAGATACATTTTAAGCGGGTGTCAGTCATGCACTATTAATATGTTCAATGATGCTTATAGATTATTAGCGAAGCCCGTATTTATGTCATTCCCAAAGCAAGAACCGCAACAAGAACCTAAAAAACGTGGAAGGAAACCAAAAGCATGAGAATATTATTAGTCCATCCCATTCACATAATAAGTGAAACGCAGTACACGGTTGGAGCGGTAGAATACCACCGTATGTATAAGCCCCACCATGTGCTTAATAAACTTCATCCCGAATACGATTATTCAACGGCAAACAGTATTCACGAAATGTCAGACGATGAGTTAAAGAAATTCAATCTTATTTTATTCTGCCGTGTAATTAACCGACCAGATGAAACTAAAGAACGGCTTAATAAATTAGGCATTAAGTTTGGATTAGATTTAGACGATTACTGGCATTTAGATAAGTTTCACGTTCTTTATGAATCCTACCAAAATAACAATACCCCCGCATTAATTGTTAAGTCAATCGCTGCATCACATTTTGTAATTTGTACCACTTCAATATTAGCGGATAAGATTAAGCCATTAAACCCAAACGTGTACGTTATTGAAAACGGTATTGATACTTCGGACGAAACATGGAAACCTAAGCGCACCTATTCAAACCGTGTCAGATTCGGATTTACACAAGGCTCAACGCATCAAGAGGATATTAATATTGTAGCGGATGACGTAGCTAAGTCAATGGATGATTCTGCATTCTACCATCACGGGCAAATAGTACTATGTGGGTATGAGGGAAAGCATACTATTAGTGTGGGTTACGAAAAACTATTAACTAATAACTTCAAAGCACTTAAACGCTTTTACTATCCCTATGTGAATGAGTTGATGAAAGAAACTAAGGAAGGGCTAAAGAAAGATTTATGCTATCGCAGAATATGGAAAACAGACATAGACGTATTCGGAAACGTTTACAACGAGTTTGATATATCGGTTGCCCCTTTGTTAGATACGGAGTTTAATAATTGCAAGTCAAATCTAAAAATGTTAGAGGCGGGATTCAAAGGGTGTGCCATTATGGTTTCAGAAGTAAGCCCCTATACTCCACTAGCCACAAGTGAAAATTCGTTCTTGTTATCTGAAAAATCATTCAAGGGATGGCAAAGATACATACTATCGAACCCTGAAATAATTAAGGAGAAAGCGCATTATTTATCAAGGGACGTTAGACCTTATTCCCTACAAAATTTAACCACTAAAAGAAAACAATTATATGACCAACTCGCCTAAAGTAGTTATCGGTATGGCTGTTTACAGCACCGAAGAAAACAAAAAAGATGAATGCCTAGAAAAGTGTTTAGCTAGTCTAATGGCTCAATTATTAGATAATAAGAACTATAAACTAGTATTGTCTGTAAATGGCATGACCGACAACACAATCGAGTTTATTAGGTTATTCAAACGTTTAGGGGTTGTGCATGATGTTATTTTTAATGAAACCAACATCGGTACAGCCGAAGCAATTAATAAAGTTTGGGAGCGTTACCCTAATTCACACTGTTTAAAAATGGATGACGATGTGGTAATACACTCTACTAACTGGCTAGATTTAATGGTTGAATGTATAGAGCGTGACCCTAATATTGGAATTATAGGATTGAAGCGCAAAGACTGTTGGGAAAAACCAAGTAACCCTAATCCCGATTATAAGTCAGAATTAATAATGTTACCGCAAGAAGCAGGGCAAAAGTGGCTAATAGTAGAAAAGGTTAAACACGTAATTGGTACTTGTCAACTTTACAACCGTGCTTTATTGGATAAAATTGGGTACTTGTACCAACCTAGTCTTTACGGGTATGATGACGTACTGGCAAGTTGGCGCAGTCATATAGCTGGATTTAAAAACGTTCATTTCCCACAGATTGAGATTGACCATATAGACGATGGCAAGACACCGTATCAAGGTTGGAAGGAACGGCATTCTGGAGAACAAACGCAGAATGTTATTAGAATAGTTGACCAGTATTTAAACGGGACTAAATCAATTTACTACAATCCATTCCAATGATTAAGCTAATAACCACAGCATCAAAGAAGCAGGGCGCAGAAAGACTAATAATGTCTGCAAAGAATTACGGTTGGGATTTAGAGTTCTTAACTGGTAATTGGACGGGATTAGAATGTAAAGAACAGTGGACGTACAAGTATTTAAAAGAGCACCCAGAGGTTGAGGAATTTGTATTTACCGATGCCTTCGATACGTTTGCGGTTGGAACACCTTATAGGACATTACAGCACATTAACGTACACCCAAACAAAATAATAATTAGCGCAGAGAAAGGATGCTACCCGCACCCAGAGAAAGCCAAGTTATATCCCGAAACAACAAGCCCATTCAAATATGTAAATGCTGGGCAGTTTTGCGGAAGTTCTAAAACATTTATTGAGTTATACGAAGCCAACCAAATAACCGAAAAGGATATAAACGACCAAACATGGATGACCGACTTGTATCTTAATAATCAGGACAAATGTTATTTAGATACTGATTGCATGATATTCCAATCAGTAGCCTTTTGCGCCCCATCAGAGTTTCTATTAAACAATAATCTAATAAACACGCACACGGATGGTTCGGCTCAATTTATACACGGCAACGGACAAACACCATTGGGTGCTTATGAGCATTTAATAGTTAGGACAAAGAATGTTCAAGAATTAACGAATTGTTGGCAGGACACGCCAGAATCACACAAGTACATTAACGACAGTTTAGTTAATAAACTTCTTACTCATTGGGAATTAACAGAAGAATTACAGCTAAGGTTATGGGTTGAAAAAAACATATTTGGATTCGGTGAACGTGCATTTTATCCAATGTTCAAACTTCTATTCGACTCACAACCAATTAATGAAATATTAGAAATAGGAGTATTCAAAGGGCAAACACTTGCTTTGTTTAAAATGTTAGAACCAGAAGCAAACGTAACAGGAATCACCCCACTAGACACAACAGGGAATTATTGGGAATCTAATTACGCAGAAGATGTAAAGAGAATCCACGATGAGTTCAATCTACCTCAACCAACTATCTTACACGGACTATCAACCAATCCCGATATTATTAAAGAAGCAGGTAAAAAAGAATACGACCTAATCTATATAGACGGTGACCATTCTTTTAATGGAGTAAGACAAGATATTGTTAATTTCAGTACCTTTGTAAAAAAAGGCGGTTATTTAGTATTAGACGATTGCGCTTGTCATTACCAGCTACCAGAAGGAATGTTTAGAGGACATGATGAAACGACACGAGGCGTAAATAGTTTACTGCCAAATGACCAGTTCAAAGAATTGTTTAACGTAGTTCACATAAGAGTATTTAAAAAACTATGAGCGAATATGAATGCAGATATTTTTGGGAAAATAGTAACTGATATAATCCCACCACTATTATTAATAGCAGCATCACTAGGACTGCTTTATCTAGTATCTAAAAAAGGAAACAATGGCTAAGAACGGAAACATTCATCCTACAAGGATATTCAAACAACCAGAGGAGTTATACAAAGCCTTTATGGAATACAAAGCCCATCTGAAAGAAGAAGCGAATCAATGGCTAAAAATCCAATATGTAGGTAAAGACGGGGATAGAGTAACCGACCCAATGAAACTGCCTTACACAATGGAAGGATTCGAGAATTTTTGCTATGACCGATATGGGGTTATTGAGCAATACTTCGCAAACAAGGAAGGGTATTACGGTGACTTCGTTAATATCTGTTCACGTATTAAAAAAGAAATTCGGGAAAATCAGATAACAGGTGGTTTATTAGGAATGTATAATCCATCCATAACCCAAAGATTAAACGGATTAACTGAAAAGTCGGACGTTAATATCTCAATGGAACAACCTTTATTTCCCGATAAGAATGATAAGTGAGGGACTATTTGAGGAGGTTATTGTAACCAAAAACGGGTTAGTTGTAGCTTTTTATACATACGGACTTAATTAATAATAACATGGTAGACATTCAAGGATACGAAGGTTTATACAAAATAGACGAAAGTGGAAATGTATATTCTTTGCCAAGAAAAGGAACTAAAGGAGGGTTAATAGGGCATATCAATGAAGAGTACATTGAGGTTGCTTTAAGTAAAAATCGCAAACTTAAAAGATTTGCCTTACATAGATTACTCGCAAATGCTTTTATTAAAAAAGTTGACGGACTGGATATGGTTAACCATATTGATGGGGATAAATATAATAACGCATTAACAAATCTTGAATGGACTAACAATTCAATGAATATTAAACACGCTTATCAAAACGGCCTAATGATAAAGAAAAACGGACATAAAAATGGAATGTCTAAACTATCAGAAAAGCAAGTATTTGAAATCCGTGAAATATCAAGAAACAGAGGCAAACACTACAATAGAAAGGAACTTGCTAAAATGTATTCAGTTAGCGAGTCTACAATAAAAGATGTTGTAAATAATAAAAGCTATGTTTATTAGAACAACAGCAATAAACAAAATATTGCAGATGACCTCCCGAAAGAAAGTCATTCAGGGCGGCTCATCTGCGGGTGCATTGCCCCTCTCGTAATTGGGAGGGGCAAAGGTAAAACGTTTGGTATTATCCCCATTCTAATTGATAAGGCTTGTAAAAATTCAAACCTTGAAATAACGGTAATGTCTGAAAGTGTACCGCATTTAAAAAAGGGCGCAATGAAGGACTTTATTAAGATTATGAAGGCGACCAATAGGTGGCACGAATCCCGCTTTAATTCAACGGATAGAAAGTACAAGTTTGCAAACGGTTCTTATATTGAGTTCATTCCCCCTAATTCGGTTATCGGTGCAAGGCGCAATGTCTTATATGTCAATGAAGCTAATCGAATAAAGTACCAAGATTATCACCAAGCAGCAGTCCGTACAAGCGATGACATTTACATTGACTTTAACCCTACCGATTCATTCTGGGCGCATGAAGAAGTGCTTAAAGAAACGGATAGCGAATTATTAATTCTTACATACAAAGATAATGAAGGACTACCGCCTAATGTGGTTGATGACTTCATACAAGCAAGGTTAAAAGCAGATAGAGAAAAGCAGTCGGGACGTGAAGGATATTGGGCTAATTGGTGCAAAGTTTATATTGATGGAGAAATAGGCTCATTGCAAGGAGTAGTATTTAACTTTGAGGTTATTAAAGAAATACCACAAGGTGCGGATAGAATAGGATATGGATTAGACTGGGGGTTCAGCGCAGACCCTACCGCATTGGTTAAAGTATGCAAGGAAGGGACTAAGCTATATGTTCAAGAGTTAATCTATGAAACTGGATTATTAAATTCAGATATTCATTCACGATTTCAATCATTAGGAGTACCTACCCATGTACCTATAATTGCGGATAGCGCAGACCCTAAGAGTATAGCTGATTTAAAAAGATTAGGCGGTTACACTATTACTGGCGCAAACAAAGGACAGGATTCAATACGTGCCTCTATTGCTAAATTGCAAGAATACACTATTTACGTCACCGAAGATTCGACCAATCTAATAAAGGAACTAAGAAACTACTGTTACTTACAAGACGATACAGGCAAGTCAACTGGCGTCCCAATAGATGCTTATAACCACGCTATTGATGCGTTAAGGTATGTAGCACTCAATCTATTATTTAAGCGTACTGGTATTTACAACATGGCGTAAAAGCCTAACGGATTGATATATACTTGTATGAGAATACCAACTTCATACAACCAAATCACATTAGTGAAATACCAAGAATGTTACAATTTAATAAACTCAAAAGATGAGGACAAATGGATTAAGATTCTTGCAATACTTTCTAATAAATCAATCGAGGAAATCGAGAACTTACCAGCGGATAAACTAATAAAGTATTCTCATTCATTAAAATTCCTTTCTAATCCCGACATTAACACTATGCCTAAAAAGTATCTAGGTATCAAAGGAAAGTTATTTAAAGCCACTATAAACATTACCGACCTATCAACGGCACAAGGGGTTGACATTAAAACATTCCTAAAGCCTATCGGTAATAAGTCACAAGAAGAATTAACTATTCAAAACGCTCACTTAATCTTAGCCTCTATCTATAAACCATTGAAGTGGATGAGATTTAAATATGACCCAATCAACCATTCTAAAAATGCTGAATTATTCAAGCAAGTAAAGATGGGCGATATTAGTGGTACGCTTTTTTTTTACTTAAGCGTATGGGAGAAGTGGATGCAAGTTACAAACGCCTTTACGAAGGAAGCGGACACGATACTGACGAATCACATGGAGGAAGTGATGGAGTGGGCGGGTTCAGTGAATACTGGGGATGGAAGGCTATCTTACACCAAATTACAAACGGAAGCCTAGTCGAGCAAGATTACATATTAGAGAATTTAAACTGGATAGGATTTTTAAACGAGTTAGCATTTAGGAAGGATTTAGCAGAAAACGAACGTGCCATCATCGAAAGACATACAAAAGCAGTTTCAAAATGAAATTAAATTATGGGCTTCTGCATTGTCAGATGACTTAACAAAATCATTAATTGAAGCATTAAAAAAGGGTGGGAGAAAAAATCCAAACGCTACAAATTTACGATTTGACTATGATGTTTCTTACGTTAGCAAATCTATAAACGTAATAATCTACGCTAAAACAAAACAAGGGCGTTCTGCCGATTATTGGAGTGTTATTGAGGACGGAAGAAGAAAAGGAGTCCATGTTCCAAATCCAGTTGAAAATTTAGGTAAAGATTGGCAGATAGGTGCTGGAATAGACCCTAGAGTGTTTTTATTAAATTATAAGAACGTAAAAAACGGTAGCCCTTTAAGAAAGTTCAAAAAACTAAAAAAGACTTTAGATATTGATAAGTCTTATAAAACAGTATCATTTATAATTGCTCGTGGAATTTACTCTAACGGAATAAAGCCAAAACCTTATTTAGCGAGTGTCATTAATAAAAACGCCACAAGTGAATTGCGGAATATTATTGCAGAAAAATACGGAATGATTATTACGGCAGAAATAAAAGAGCTATCTAATAAGTATAAAACCTTTAAAGCATAATGTCAGTAACCGTTTCACAACAGCCACAAGCATATCAACCAGCGTACTCACCGCAGTACTTTACCGCTTCATCCAATCAGACAAGCAATTCAGACTTTGCTTTTATAATCTATTGCACCGATGTTATTAGCGGAGAGTTCGTGAAGTTTACAATGACGGCAGACGTTAATAATAGATGTCATTTTAACGCTCAGAACTTTGCTAAAACGTATGTTGATAGGGCAGGGCATTACATTCCTAATAATCAGTATAACTTTAAAAAAAGTTCAGCAGTTAGAAAGATAAGGGTTAACATAGGGGAGTATTATTCAGGTTCTTATCATGCTGGTTCTGACATTGATTATGTTGTTTGGAACGGTGTGTTAGATTATCTTTCATTCCCTTCATACAACTACCTAGATTACACTTATAACGCAACGACTAGCCAAATATTAACGCATTCGGCTGATGAGTTCGTTTATACTGACCGCTCTAACTTCATTTACATTCTATCAATAACTAACCCTGACTGTTTAGGATTGAGGATAAAGAGTTACGATGCGGGAGGTGGATTAATAGGGACTTCTGAATTTGTCAATCCTAACTACAATGACCCTGATTATTATGATAGGTATTGGGCAGTTGATGTAGGGCTAAAAGGATTAGCGGGTTTATCTTCGGGAGATGTTTCAGGAACATACCCAGTTATACCTTATGATTGCGCTTACTACACTGTTGAGGACAAGAATAGCGGGTTAACGCCCGGCTCTTACGTTTACAACATTATTAAAACATACTACGTTAAGCAGGAATGTAACTACACTGTTAACTCAATTCACTTCTTAGCTAAGTCAGGAGCATTTGAAACGTGCCATTTTGCAAAGCGTTCAGATAGCGAGATTACAAGAAGTCAATCGACGTACAAGCGTACACCGTTTGAATATGGAAGTTCTGCTACCTACTCAGTAACTACCCCAACTGAAAAGGCTTTATTAACTGAAAGCCAAGAATCATTTACATTGAACACTGATTGGTTGACCGATGAACAGTTTGAACTATATAAGCAAATGGCAACCACCCCAATCGCTTATTTAGATTTAGGCAGTTCTACCGACTTAGTTCCCGTTATTCCTGTCGTGGATTCTTACCAAGTTAAAAAGAAGATTAACGACAAGCTAAGTCAAATTACAATGAAGTTTAGATACGCTCACACTAACCATTATCAAAGCGTATGAAGTCAAGATTAATTGTTAGAAGTTCGGGCGATAATCTAGTTCAGTTCGATGAAACGTTTTCGTTTGATGAATTACTACCCGTGTCGGTTAATTATGCGGTTGCTGATGTTCGTGAACCAGATAAGATACAGTCAGACCATAGTAAGACTATCACAATTCCTGCAAATGCTGATGTAAATAGATTCTTTGAACACGCCTACGAGATTAACCTAGAATCCTTAGACTTCAACGCTAATCTAAAGTCGCCATGCAGGTACGAGGTAAACGGGATTGAGATTTTTAAAGGTGACCTACAATTATTAAAAGTCATTAAAATAGATGACGGGATTAATGTTGTTGCTAAGTACGAATGTGCATTGGTGGGCAGTAATTCTAATCTATTTTTAGATATTGCTAACTTATACCTCACTGATTTAGATTTTAGCGACCTTGACCACACTTTAACTTATGGTTCGGGATTATTCAATCCAACATTGGGAAGCGGATTTGTATATCCGTTTATTGATTACGGGATGACCCCGACCGTTTCCGTTCCTGCAGGTTACGCATGGGTATTGGAACATTTAAAGCCCGCTATATTTGAGAACGAGTATATTCATAGGATTGTAGGAGATGCTGGATATTCATTAGCTTCAAATTACCTTTCTTCTACCTATCAAAAATCAATAATTATACCCGATTGCAATGAGGCAGCGTTAAGGGTTGACCGTTCTACTTTAATTGCAGAAGAAGCGTATGTCGGGATTAATTCAACATTCACAACTGTAAACAGCGCAGCTAGTGCAACTGGTTCGGGTGGCGTTTGGAATCTTGCTTCTGCTGATTTAGGGGCTATTGCCTTTGATGACGAAAGCACCCCGTATTATGACACTGGTTCTAACTTTAGTGGTTCAGTTTATACTTGTGCCATTACCGCTAAGTATTCCTTAAACTTCACATCAAGAATCAAAGTAGATGTAAATTTCCCATCTACAGCCACGCAAGTTAGTGGTTCGGTAGTCATTTACAACACTATTCAAAGAAGTACGGACGGCGGAACATCGTGGGTAATGGTTGGCATTAGCACTTTCAATCAAACTATTTCAAGTTCAACTCAACTAACAATCCCAGAACCAGTAACGCAATGGACTGGAAATTTAAACAGCGGTGATAAACTTAGATGCCGTTCTTACATTGGGACTGGACATACACTTACTTTTTTAGACGGTTCTAGTAACCCAGTAAACACTGGCACGGCTTCAATCGACTTAATCACTCAACCTAATAGCGACTTCTTTATTTCATTCGATTATCAAAACAACTATTTGCCTTATGGCGGTACGGTTGTAATGAATAACACAATACCTGAGAATATTAGTCAACTGGACTTCTTAACATCTGTGATGAAAGCAGAAAATCTTTATATCGAGGTTGACAAAGATAATCCTAAACGCTACATATTAGAGCCACGTGCTGACTTCATTCTGTCTACATATAAAGATTGGAACGGTAAACGTGATGTTAGTGAGCCAGTCGAGATTTACCCAATGGGTGAACTAGAGGCTAAACGCTACCACTTTACCTACAAGTCAGATTCAGACTACTTCAATAAGTCTTATCAAGAAAGTTACGGATATGTTTACGGACGTTATTTATATGATACTAATTCGGATTTCTTAAAGGATGAAAAGAAGATTGAATTATGTTTTAGCCCTACCCCAATAGCATTAACTGGCGCAATTGTAGCCCCTAGATTATATAAAGAGCAAGGAGTTCCACAGGCTGTAAATATTAGAAGGTTGTATTTTGGAGGTCAAAAGTCAGTTAGCGGTGTTCGATTGTATTACAATGATTATGCTAGTAATGT